GAATATAGGAATCATCGGAAGCCGCACTTATAACGGCGAGGAGTTTGTGGCCGGATGCAGGAAGGCATTTGAAGATGCGGAGATGAAGGACACCGCGATTGGCTATGCCGAAGATGTGGAGTTTGCCATTAAAATGCTGGATACATGGCTTTCCATTGAGAATACTCCGGACGCTCTTTTTTACCAGCGGCACGACCACGGTGAGAAATGTTTTGACTGGCTCAAGTCAAAGAGGATTCAGCTTGGCCCCGATATGGGGTTCATAGCCCTTGACGATACAACATTCCATAGGCTTACGACTCCGGGGCCGACCGCGATACAGAGGTTCCCCGACAGCATAGGGAAGCAAGCGGTCGACTTGTTTCTGGAGTTGGTGACGCTGCCGAAAGAGAAAAGGAAAGTCGCGAAAAGAGTGGACGCGAATTACAGGCTTGTCCCGGGGAGAAGCACACAGAAAGGGCCGAAGGGAAGGAAAATTTACTATGCGATGAATCCTTTTCCAACACCCCAGGACATGTTGAACTCTTACTATCCCCCGGAACCGCCAATGCCGCCCGGTTATTGGAATGGTTTCAATCAATATTGAGCCTTGTTTGTGAGCAAATTTAGTTAAACAAAGAGAGAAAAACTATGCAAATAGAATTAAGAAAACTGGATGAAGTGAAGCCTTATGAGAATAACCCTCGCGTCAATGATGACGCCGTGGAAGCGGTGGCAAAGAGCATTAAGGAATTTGGATTCAGGCAGCCGCTCGTTGTCGATGCCAATGGTGTGATTATCTGCGGCCACACGAGATGGAAAGCGGCAAAAAAGCTCGGACTTGAACAAGTCCCGGTGCATGTCGCGAGGGATTTAACTCCCGAACAGGTGAAGGCACTGCGGATTGCAGATAACAAAACAGCCGAACTTTCCGACTGGAATTACGAGCTGTTGCCGTTGGAATTGTCGGAACTCCAGGAGATGAATTTCGATTTGTCATTGCTGGGCTTCGACAATTCGGAACTGGAAGAACTCCTTAATGGCGATGCTATCACGGAAGGTTTGACCGATCCTGATGGAGTCCCTGAGGTACCAGAGGAACCTCTGAGCAAACGCGGAGAAATCTACCAGCTCGGCAATCACAGGCTCATGTGCGGAGACTCGACAAATATCTCCGATGTCAAAGCCCTGATGAGTGGAAATATCGCGGACTTGTTACTCCAGGACCCGCCTTACAATGTAGCTTACGAAGGCGAGAACAACATGACAATTCAGAATGACGACATGAATGATTCTGAGTTCCTGAAATTCCTCACGGACGCTTTCAAAAATGCAGTGGAAGTGATGAAGCCGGGCGCGTCATTTTATTTGTTTCACAGCGATATTGAGGGACTTAATTTCAGGAGCGCATGCAAGTCCGCAGGATTACATCTCAGGGAATGTCTTGTCTGGGTAAAGGATACTCTTGTCCTTGGCAGGCAAGATTATCACTACCGCCATGAACCCATCCTCTATGGCTGGAAAGACGGGGCCGCGCATTTCTGGTACTCGGACAGAAAACAGACAACAATTTTAGAGTTTGTCCGTCCTAAGAAAAGCGAGCTCCACCCGACGATGAAAAGTGTCGAGATGCTCATCTATCTCATAAAAAACTCATCTAAAAAGGGTGACACTGTCACTGATTTATTCGGAGGTTCAGGAAGCACACTCATTGCGGCAGAGCAGACTGGCCGCAAGGCGTACCTCATGGAACTCGACGAGAAGTATTGCGATGTCATACGCAAACGCTGGGCGGAGTTCGTCCACGGGGAAGGAGGTGACTGGGTTGGGCTTAGCCCGAAAGTTGAAAGTGTCCAAGTGGAAAGTTGAAAGAAAAACAAAAGAAATAAATCAAGAAAGGGAAGTGTTATGAACAAAAGAAAAATCATGCTGGCAGTTGTTTTAGGGGCAATCCTCACCGGATGCAAAAATGTGAACATCACTACCGAGGTGACTGAAAAAACTTTCGACAAGGAAAGCAAAGTCGTCTCGGAGAAGACTACCAAAACACAGCAGACGGATACGTCATTCACATTCGGACTTTCCGAGGGTGAGAATAAACAGATAAACATAGTGCCGCTGGACATCAGCGTCGTTAAGTAGCAGGCCATCAGGCCTGCACCACGAGAAAATGTTTAACACATTTTCCGCTCCGGCTTTGCCGGTTTTAGAAGAAACAAATATGAAAGGAACATCAATATATGTATAAAGGATTACTGAAGATTACCCCGGCAGAAGCGCACGTCATGAGAGACACAATTAAGAGGCTTCGCCTCCAGCGCCCGGACTGGTTTGATTTGTTGAGCTATGAGGAACTGGCGTCGTGTTACAACGGTGCCGGGAGCGACGATACTCCCAAGCCTCTGAGGAAAGTATTCACGCGCCTTTTGGCCTTTGCCCAGGAGGCCATACTTATACATGACGCGGAGTATCAGTACATAAAAAGGTTCTGCCCGTTGGACTACATGGACAGGAAGAAATTCCTTGATGCCAATCGTCACCTGGGAGAAAATGCCGAGTTCCTCGCAAAAAAACGCACAGCGTTTTTTTCGCCTCTCCGATACTGGCGGATACTCCTTGCACGAGATGCCAGGGCTATCGTTGATGAGTGGGGATATTCAGCGTGGATAGAGTGAAAATATGAATGAAAACCAGATAAAACTTACGGCGATAAGCGTTCCTGATTTGGCGAAACTTCTGAAGCATGCTGGCAGCACCCATGCTTCGGAAGAAGCCATCAGGCAGGATATCGAGAAGGGCGCTCCCGTCAATCATGACGGGACGATAAATATCATTCACTATGCCGCATGGCTCATAAGAAAGGTGGAGGACAATGCCAATTAATCCAGGACAAATCAGGCCGGTAGACTTGACCCGGCTTTTAAACTCGACGCCGCTGGGTACGCTGTTGAGCGATCGGCAATTGAGAAGGCACAGGGAGATGGCGGGCTTCAAGATTTCAGACGATGGCGGACATACCGTCCATCTCTTGAAATACACGGCATGGTTGCGGGACTTTTATCATCGCAGGGCAGAAATGCCTCCGCAGGATTACGAGGCGATGAAAGAAGCGGCAAGAGCAAGGAATGCCGAAAAATCCAGGACAGGCCGGGATATTGGAAACATCCCTGAAGTTGCCGATCCTGATCGGAAGAAAATGTGTGAAAGAAATTTCCGATCCTTTTGTGAGAGCTACTTCCCGGAGACCTTCAGTTTAGAGTGGTCGGATGACCACCTGAAGGTAATCGCGAAGATTGAACAGGCGGTACTTCACGGCGGGCTCTTCGCAATGGCGATGAGTAGAGGTAGCGGTAAAACTTCGATAACAGAATGTGCTTGTCTCTGGGCAATGTTTTATGGGCATCGGGACTTTGTTTTGCTGATAAGCGCGACTGCCCCTGCGGCAGCCGAAATACTCGACAGCGTCAAGAAGGAACTCCTGGACAATGATTTGTTGCTTGAGGATTTCCCTGAGGTCGTGTTCCCGATTCACAAACTTGGCGGCATCTCCAACAAGTGCCCTGGTCAGCTCTGCAACGGAGCGAGGACTCGCATAAACTGGACGGCAAATTCGGTAGTCCTTCCGACAATAAAAGGAAGCAAAGCTGCAGGAGCTATCATCCGTGTTACCGGAATAACAGGCCGCATTCGCGGGATGAAGTTTAAGAGGCCCGATGATGCGAAACCTGTGCGTCCGTCATTGGTGATTATAGACGACCCGCAGACAACGGAGTCAGCTAATTCACTGGAACAGACACGTAAACGTGTGAGAGTGTTGGCAGGTGATGTCCTGGGATTGGCCGGTCCCGGGCAGAAAATCTCCGGCATTATGCCTTGTACAGTGATCCGGCTGGGCGACATGGCCGATCAGATCCTCAACAGTACCACACATCCAGAATGGAACGGCGAACGCACAAAGATGGTTTATTCTTTCCCCAGCAATGAAAAATTGTGGGAACAGTATGCCGAGATAAGGGCGGACTCGCTGCGTGAACATGGCGATATCCGGGATGCAACAGCTTTCTATGAATCACACAAAAAGGAGATGGACGAAGGCGCGAAGGTGGCATGGGCCGCGCGCTACAATCATGATGAACTTTCGGCAATCCAGCATGCGATGGATTTAAAACTCCAGGATGAAATCGCTTTTTATGCGGAGTACCAGAACGAACCTCTGCCGGAAAATCTGCGTGAAGATAAAATCATGTCCGCGGATGAAATCGCAAAAAAGACAAACGGCATGAACCGCGGTGAAGTCCCGGTCGGATGTTCCTATATAACGATGTTCATAGACGTACAGAAGGAACTTTTATATTGGCTCGTTGCCGCCTGGGAGGAGAATTTCACGGGATACGTCATCGACTACGGAACATATCCCGAACAGTATCGAAGATACTTTCTTTTAAAGGACGCGCGTCCGACTTTGCAGGACGCCGCGCCGGGGGCCGGTCTTGAAGGTTCCATCTATAACGGCTTAGAAAAAGTATGCGGTGCATACCTTAATAAGGAATGGCGGCGTGATGACGGAGCGATGATGAAAATAGAACGTTGCCTCATCGATGCCAACTGGGGACAGTCGACGGACATTGTGTACCAGTTCTGCCGCCAAAGCACACATTCCGCGGTACTGCTGCCAAGTCACGGAAGATATATCGGAGCGGCATCGAAACCATTCTCGGAGTACCGCCGCCAGCCCGGCGATCGCATCGGCCACAACTGGATGATCCCGAATGTCCGAGGCAAAAGAGCGATACGCCATGCATTGTTCGACACCAACTACTGGAAGAGCTTTATCCATGCCCGTCTTTCTGTGGCGATGGGTGATAAAGGATGCCTGTCAATCTTTCAATGCAATCCGATCCTGCACCAGCTTTTTGCGGAACACCTCACTTCCGAATACCGTGTGAAGACCGAGGGCAGAGGCAGGAAAGTCGAAGAGTGGAAGCTTCGTCCCGAAGCCTCCGACAACCACTGGCTCGACGGAATAGTCGGCTGCGCTGTCGCCGCCTCCATGCTCGGCGCGAGGCTTCCCAGTACCGGCGAATCCGACAAGCCCATCAAACAGCGCAGGAATATTGATTTATCAAAAACACAGAAAAAACTTTATTTCTCCGGCGAACGGAAAATTTTAAATCCATCGGGCAGGAAACGGTTGAATTGATTTTTTATAATCCTGAAAAAATCGACGTATCCGCCAGAAAACACTTCATTTTTTTAGAGAAATTTGGTAAAAAACATTTCCATCAATGCTTCAGAGGGGGCATTTTTCAGAAAAAAAGCGTCAATAAAAGGTAGAAAGGCATGTGTTTTTTAAAGCCCCAAAAGGAGAAAAAAATGGAAGATAGCAATAAAACAAAAGATGGAAACGCCTTGCAGGAAATCGCCGCGATACTGGCGGCGGGAATTATCAGAATGAAAAAGAAAGGTAAACTCAAATAGTGAGATACGGGAGCATATGCAGCGGGGTCGAAGCGGCGACATTGGCGTGGCAACCATTAGGCTGGAAGTCTGTGTTCTTTGCCGAGGTGGAGCCGTTTCCATGCGCTGTGCTGATGCAGAAATTCGTCGAGACAAAACCGAAAAGGCCGCTCGACCCCGCTCATGCTCATTCTGAAAAAGAAAAGAACCAAAGGGAGAATTGGATAAAGCAAATAAAGAAATTTCCCGATGGAGGATTTGATGAGTAAAAAAATAATCATTTCACTTTCTGGCGGTAAGGACAGCACAGCTCTGTTGCTCAAGGGATTGGAATTGGGATACCCCATTGACCATGCGGTGTTTTTTGACACCGGCTGGGAATTTCCACAAATGTTGAAGCATATCAAGTTGCTGGAAAAACGCAGCAAAGTTAAAATCGTCAGACTGCGTCCGAAAATGCATTTTCATAAAATGGCATTTGAAC